AAATAACCTTCGCAACTATTTTAAGGTTTGCCAGGTGTTCGGGCGTTGGTTCGTTATTAATACGCCTGCGCGTTGCGGTATTCGATTTGATTACTTCCTGAAGCGTTAAATTTTCTGATAGTTTCATAATTCAAATATATTAAAAATGTGCGGTTCGTGCCTTGCGAACGATTCCGTCAATATCTTTATCGGTTATAATTTTCCCTTCATTCCAGGACTTAACAATTTCCGTAATAATCGGAAGAACTTGTTCGTCCCTTACCCCCGCCCCCATTCCAACAAACGAACGAATTGAAATTTTATTGGTGTCGTTTTTTGTTACGTCGATAACTATTTTATTGTGTAATTCTTCCCCGATTTCTTCGATATTTTTTTGAACCGTTGGGGATTCAAATAACAATTTAACGAACTTTTCGTTTTTCATTAAGGAAGAAACGACCGAATCCTTCGCGAACGCCTTCTTTAAATTCGATTCGAATTCAATTTGTTTTTCAACTGATTGTCCTTTATCGAATGTAGAAATAATTAGTTCAGATTTTGCAACTAAAAAAACAACGATTAAGCCAGTAACCGCCCCGATTATTTTTCCCTTCAGGGAATTAAAAAAATCGTTTATCGTTTTCTTTTTTTCTTCAGTCATTTGAAAAGTATTTTTTCTTTAACCATTTATAAATATCTTTGCCTAATAAAGCCGCGGCCCCGCCGAGTAACCCCGTTAAAATCGTTAATCCTAACGTCATTGCAACGTCCTTTAAAACACTAAAAACAACAATCGTAGCAAGTAAATCGCCCGATATAAAAGCCCCCAAACTTTCCAGTTTTTCCGTTGTTAAAATTCTTTTTGGCATATTAATTTAAATCTAAAATTGTATAAGTTCCTTTTATTATAATATCTGAAACCCCGCCGTTTGGGTTGCCGTCCTTAACGGCCGCAATAATATTCGTATTCGTTGGCAATTCGCTTCTGAAATCCTGATAAGCAACCCCAACGGAACGAAGCGGCAAAGATTGAACAACGGTCGCCTGTAAAACATTATTACAAATAAAATTCGATTCATTACTAACAACGTCAAAGGACGAAGGCATAATTAAAACGTCCGTATTAATATCGTAAGGAAAACCCCCGATATTTTTAACCGTAACCGAACCGCTTAAAATTTGCGGGGCCAACCCAACCCCTAAAGCGGGAATAATTTCGACTGGCGTATCTGTTACCCCCATTGTTAAAACCTGGGCCGAAGGAATTAATACTTCGAATTCGTATATTTTCGCGCCCCCGATTAATGGGGCCTGAACTAAATCTGAAGCGTAAACGGCTAACCAGGTCAAAGGGTCCGTTCCTGGTGTTATATTAATTTGCGGAACCCCGTTAATCATTTTCCAAAGTTGGGAATTAAACGAAACATATTCCCCGAACTTATAAGTAACCGCGGCCGAATATGCGGGAACCTGGGAAGATTGCGACAACGCAACTAATTGATTAAAAATCGTAATAAAATTCCCGTCTAAATCTGTAAACAAAAATTCGCTTCCTTTTGTTGTCAAAGGCGGGTAAACCGTTTCCCTTAAAAGTATATCTTCTTTACTCATAATTTTTAATAATATCGTTTTGTTACTGGGTCAAATTTTCTTTTTTTGCTTCCGTTTCCCCCCGCGGCCGACATTCTAATCGAACCCGATTTTTGTAAATCGACGCCGCAATCGTATTCAGGAAATAAATCTTTATTACAATTAATATAATATTCAACGCGATTTAAATAAGCCTTCGCCCCGTTCATCGACTGGCTAACCAGGCGGTCGATTGTTCGGTCCGTAATCGGGGAAGAATCGGGGTTTTCTTTTCCAACCATACCGAAGGCCGTTGAATTCGTATTCGCTTTATTTAAATAACGCGCGTAAGAATAGTAAACCAATACGGCCCGTAACCCTGGATTTTCGTACGTCCTTCCGCCCTTCGTCCAAATTGAACCGTCGAATAAATCCTTATAATTAGGATTCGGGAAAGTGTTTTGAACCTGGTTAATTAATTCCAGGTAAAATTCGTCCCCCATAAAAGGACGCAAATCGAATTCCTGGGCTTCCTGAATAAACGGTTTAACCTTTTTATCCGTATCGGTATTTTTCGACAACGGTTTAAATTCCTGAATATCTAAAATTGTAATAATGTTATTATTAAAGGCCATTTATTTAACGTTTAAATCTTCAGATTTAATTAATTCGTTTACTTCGTCAACTGAATAATTATAAATTACCTGAAGGATTGTTTTCTTTTGCGGGTCCGAAACGGTGTCGTTTAATAATAACGTTACGACTTCCCTTTTTCCTTCCGTTGTATCTTTTACTTCGACCGTTTTCGCGGCGACTGGAATAATTTTAAATTCAGGTTCAACAATAAACATAGAATTTTCGAACAATTCCGAAAAAGATTCTTCAATTACTTTTCGAAAATCTTCCGTTACGCCATTATAAAAGGCGGTTGCGTCCTGGATTTCGTTCGACGTTCCCAGTTTCCCAGGTGTCGCCAGTAATAAAACCGAAGGAATTAAATAATTTCGAATAATATTATCGCGAACCGATTCTTCCGTAAACTGATAAAGTTTATCTATATCCTGAATATCAACTTTCGTTAAAACGAACGAACTTTCGTCCGTAGATTTTTCCAGTAATAAAATTTTCGAAGCGTCGTCCGACCCCTGGAAAGTGTTTATATTATCCAGGAATTGTTCCTTCTCGTTTTCGTCCTCGAATTCCCCCGTTTCCAGGATATGCGAAGCCATAAAATTAGTCGTTATATTCCTGAATTTAAATATTTTTGCGTGTGAATCCGTTTGAACATCTTCCAAAACAGAATCGGAAGGGGCCAAAGGGTATTCCATACCGTCAACGGACCAATAATAAACCTGGCCTTTATACTTATCCCAACCCCCCGCGGCTTCGACTTGTTCCTGAATTACTTCAGGGTCGGGGTTATAAAAATTGATATAATCGATATTCGCCTTTATAATTTTTGGGTTCCTTGTTTTATCCCAGTCGTTATAAATTGCTAACATATTCGGGAAATCTTCGTTATCCTGGGTTGTAAATCTTATATCCTGGAAAGGAATATAATTAAAAGAAGTTTTTTTATAAAGGGCGTTGTAATTAATATGAATCGCGAACCCGTTAAACTTTGAAATCGACCTTCCAGTTTTGAAAAGTAATTTATTCGCCGTCATTTTTTTAGCGGGGGAAACAATCGTTTTCGATAACGCTTCCTGAAGGAAGCCGCCCCCGTATAAAAATTTTCCAAATATTGAAGTACATAACGAACCCGTTCCCGAAGAATTTAATATTGTGTTTATCCTTTGCGGATAACCGTTATCAATATCGTAATTAATAATTCCTTCCGTTTTATTTACGGGCGTAACTATTCGTTTTTCAATATCTGTTATTGTCGCCTTCATTTAATTATCCGTTAACCTTATTTTCGATAAGGTAAGCAATCATTTTCGCTTTACCCGCTTTGTGGTTTAATTTATTAACCCCCCTTGTTTCGGCTAATTTAGTACATAATTCGCGCAAATCTTCGGCCGACATTTCTTCCAGTTCTTTTTCGGTAAATTCAATATTCGACGCCGATTCTTTTTCTTCAGTTTTTGGGGCTTCGGTTTTTTTTCCCGCTTTTTTTGGGGCCGATTTTACTTCGCAAAGTTCTTCCCAGTTCTTCGGATATTTAACGAACGCGTTTATTTTTACGGGGAAGTTCTTTAAGATTTCCAAAGATACTTTATCCGTAATATTTGCGTTCGAATAATGGGTTCCGTTTATAAATAATAAAATTCCTGGTTTTAATTCGAATTCGTTTTCCATTTGTAATTGTTTTAGTTTTATTTTTGATTTACTGATATTTTTAAGCATATAAAATAAGTCGTTTAAACAACCGCAATTCGGTTTTTTGTTTAGGGGTTCCCGCATAACAATAACGGCAACTTCATTCGCTAAAACCCATTGCGGGGAATTGTGAACGTTCTTCCAATTTTTCTTCGTCCCTTCATACGAAAGTAATAATTTAATTTTATCTTCCAATTCCATAACCCAAAATTAATAAAAAAAAGCATAATCGTTTCGGATTATGCTTTTCGATTTATAGGTTATTAAATTTTATCGCTTAAACTAACAATCCGTCAACAAGTGCCTTCGTAGTGGCTAAATCAGTATTGAAGAACGTTTTCGGCATATGCGGTTCCAACGCGGCTTCGTCAGATTTTAAAATTACATCGAACGCCCCCTGGTTTTCCTGGTTAATTATATCCCTTAAATTTTGTGAAATAATCAATCCCGCGTCCGCCCCGTAAACTTCGTAAGCGTTGTCCCCGTTGTTTCCTTTAAATTTATTGTTTATAATTGCAACCATTGAACCCTTCGCCATTGCTTCCAGTTCTTTTTTAGCCGTTGGATTAACGTTAAAAACTTTGAAGTTAATTTCGTGGTTATAAACTTCCGCGTATGTTTGTTTTATAAATTCATACTTCGGACCGATTGAATTATTTTTTCCTTCGTAAGCATAAGCAACCGTTACGCCAGGAAGTACAACGTCCTCAATAATTTGCGGATTCCCTACATTGTAAGTAATAGCCGCCCCCAACCAGTCGTCCCGATTAATAAGAATTAAAGTATCTTCCGCCCCCGCCTGAAGTGGGTTATCGCAATCAATATCGAATCCCTGGGTTATCTTTCCGCAAATTGTAGCCATTTCTTTTTTTTTTAAATATTTTTAAAGAAGGGGTTTTTTACGCCCCTATATTTTATTTTTTTTCTTTACTTAGTACGCAACCTGAATTAAATAATCTTCAATTATTTTCGCGTCAATATCGTATTGAGTGTCTAAATGATTGAATTTTTTAATCGGGTCATAAATAGACGCCATTTCCGAAAGGTTCGCAACTTCACAAGTTCCGATTTGTGTATTCGTTTTAACGGTTAATAAAGCCCTGTGTGGTAAAAACCAAACAACCCCGTCGTTAAAATACGTTCTAATCATTCGGTCCCAAAAATGGAAACCAATTACTTCGATTCCGCCCGATTTTAATAACGTCATTCCGTTTTCCAGTCTTTCCGTTGTGTAAGGTTTTTGACAGGCCGTTAATTCTCTTTCGTACTGGTCCGCAACTGATTGCGTTACGATATATTGTAACCCTTCCTTTCCTCTTAATCTGAAATCCGAACCGTAACGCATATTTTGAAGCGTGTTCGTTACAACTAAATTCGTTGTATCGGTTGCGTCGAATTCCTGGGTTGCGAATGAAGCCTGGCCGTTTCTTGAATCCAACCCTAAAGTTCTTCGGTCAGCGTCAGCCGTTACAATCGCGAATAATTGTTTCCAAAATCCGTCAATTTTATTAAAATAATCAGGGTCCGTTCCAACGGTTAAATTCCCCGCGGCAACAACGTCAACGTCAGAAAACCAAACGATTCGGTAAACTTCCTCGATTAAAGTATCGGACATTCTTTCCATTAAGAAAGACCAAAAATCAGTCGCCGTTAAATCAGCCTGGGCGATTCCGCAACGCGTACCATAAATAAAGAACGATTCTTTCAAATTGTCCCAACATTCAGTCAAACGATTTGAAACCGTTGAAGGGTTCCAAAATTTTTCCGACATTCCGATAGTATTCGCGTCCGAATCAGGGTCGCAACTTCCAGTCCCTTTTCCCGTTAATCCTTCGATTCTACCTAATAAAGCAATTTGTTTTTTTGCTTTAATTCCAGGCGTAAACGTTTGGAAAGTTGTCATTTCGGGCTTCGTGAAAACTGATTCGAAAACCGCTTCGCTTAATTCTTTTATTTCTTCACCGTTAAAGGTTAAATCACCAGGATTAATTATCATCTTTTCTAATTTTTTAAATTCTACAAATATTTTTTTTTATTCTTTTTTAAATTCTTATTTCCTGGCCTATGCTTTTTTTAATTCTTCTTTCCTGGCCGCCACTTTTTCCTTCATCGTTAATTCCTTTTTAACGATTTTTTTTGCGAAAACTTTCTTTTCCGCCTTCGGTACAAAGTTCGAACCTATTTCAACTTTTAACGCGTCCATTTGCGTAGTAAAAGATTCTTTCAATTCGTTTAATTCTTCAGCGTGTGCCGTTTCCGCCGCTTCCAATTTTGCTTTTAACGCTTCAATTGTTTCTTCTTCTTCAGCCAAAACAACCGATTCGACAATTCCTTCCGCGACAACTGTTATAATAGTTCCGTTGTCGTCAGTATAAACGCCTTCGGGCGCGATTTCTTCGCCTATCATTACCACTTCCCCCACTTCAGGTAGTTCGCCTTCTGAAGCGTAAGTTAATTCCCCGTTATCGGTGTTAATCATTCCCGCTTTTACTTCAGGGTTAATTCCTAATTCGGCTTTAAGGTTTAAAAACCCTTTTTTAATTTCTTCGACTATTTTTGACATATCAATTATTTTATTATTATCAGATTTAATTATTTCTTTATCGTAAAAGGCAACCGCCTTTAATTGTGCTTTTTCGATTATTTCAGAAACGAATCCCAACGCTTTACATTGTTGGTCCGTTAAACTTGTTTCGGCGTTCATTAATCCTTCAATTGCGGCCTTATCGGTCCCCGTTCTTTTAACGTACATTTGAAGCATTTCTTTTTCGTAAACCTTTACGAATTCCGAAGCCCTTAAAAGTTCTTCAGCGTTTCCGCTAACGTCCTGTAATAATGGATTATGTATAAAATATTGAGTTTCCGAAACAATTTTTCGGTTCATTAAAGGGACCGACAAATGTATTTCCGTAGCGATTGAACCGCAAAGTCCTTCGGCGATTGTTACCGCGTTCGGTAATTTAGAAATATATTGCGCGATTAAACGTCCGACATTAACCGAACCGCCTGGCGAATTTATATGAATATGCAAAACGTCAGCGTCTTTATTCGCTTCGACTTGCATAACAACGTCCTGTAAATCGACGCCCTTTGAATCTTCAGTGCTTCCGATTTGTCCCGTAATATAAATATTCCCGATTATCATACCGTAAAAGTAAATTATTTTTTTCCCTGTTTGTTTAACAGAATTTTGTTAGATTATTTTTTTTGTCCTTTTTTCATAAGACTGTCGCCAGTATATCCCATTAATAAACAGGTCGCGAACGTTGGTTCCTGGATTTCAGCCAGGACGATAACGCCGCCAATTGATAAGGCGAACCCCAAAATCGTACGATAAAAATTCTTTTTAAAAAATTCCCGCGGGTTTAAACTTCGTTTTGTTTTTTCCAGTTCCGCAAATTTTGCGATTATGTGAATAATTGAACCGACAATCGCGGCCAAAATAAAAGGTATTAAATTAATTAAAGTTTCCATAATATAAATTTTTATTTGTTAGTAATTACCCTCGTATATTTGAAGTAAATAATCTTTCCTGGCAACTGAATAATAAATTTCCTGGGCGAACCCGTTATTTTCGAAAGGGGTTCCGACCTGATTTGTTAACCAATTTTTAAAATTCGGGGAATTCGAAGCGATAAATTGTTGTAAATAGGATTGCGTTGCTTCGTAAAAGTCGTCCGTTTCTTGTTTTGTAATTGTTTCGACCCGCAATTCGTTTCCGAACGCTTCCCTCATTTCTTCGACAATCTTCGCCCTTCCTAATAATTTAAAAACTGGGATTCCCTGGGAAGTAATCATTAAATTAAGCCAGTTTTTCGAATCTTGTTCGTCCGAAATTGTCGGGACCCTTAACGCGTAAGGGGCCAAAATTAATTCGATTGCGATTGTTTTTTGGTCCGCGGTTAAGTTATTCCAATTCGCGAAAGTTGGTCCAACGATTCCGATAACTAAATCTGAAATTATAATACGCCAGGTTAAATAATTAAAACCAAAGAACGCGGACAATACTTCGCCCCCGTAATTATACCAATCTTCAATCGAAGATTTTTCCGTATATCCTGAAGGCGCGGGGTCGGAATCCTGAAGAACCTTAATCGCGGGAATTACTTCGTTATTTTCAACGTATAACTTCATAATGTTTTTTTATACTTTTGATTGTGTTCGCCACCTATTAATTAAACTATCGTAACGAAAACTTATTGTTTCGTTGCGTTTTAACGTTATAAAGTTTGATTCAAATAAAAATCTATTTTCAGGAATCGAAGCGGGGTCGTTATTTAGAAATCTAATCGACCTATTTACAAAAGGATTTATATTCGTTATTTCAATCGTTTTGTTTGGGAATTCAGGACCAGGGGAAACGATACCCGAAATTTCCCAATTGTTCGCGTCAGGATTTAATCGACAGACCGCAATCGTATTCGGATTTAGAAAAATAATCGCCGAACCTAATTGTCCCAGGTTGTCAACGTCAGAAATTAAAGGAAAAGATTCAATACTTTCAGGGGGTAATAATAACCGTCCTGATTCCCGAATTTCTTCGTCGTTGGTTTGTATATCTGAATATAAACTTTTTTGAATCATTAAGCGGGTATTTTGCTTAAAATCATAG